ATACTTATGTTGTTTGCTAAGCATCTCCCAATATCCAGACACAATCTTACCAGGCAGACCTTCTGCTCGTTGAACGTTCAAATCAAAAAACTTGAACTTCCGGCTCATACCATCCCATCGATCTGGTCGAGATGCTAAGTTGAGGCAATACACTCCATCGAACATTCTATTCCACAAATGCGGCATATTTCTATACCGACGTACAACTGTAAATCAATTCGGGTTTCCGACCTGATTTATGGTGCGTTCATGGGGAATCGAACCCCAGCTAAAAGAATGGAAATCTTTGATCCTACCACTAGACGATAAACGCAGTTATAGCAGTGCATCGTTTCGATCGATGGTCCTACTGGTTATGAGCCAATCGCGCTTCCTCTGCGCTACACTGCTGTTGCCCCATGATGGAATCGAACCATCGACCTACCGCTTACAAAGCGGGTGCTCTACCCCTGAGCTAAAGAGGCATATAAATCTTCATAATCCCAATCTCAATACATTTTGATTGAATGACTGGAAGAACTGCAGACTGGGCTTCACGCTCAGCCTTGCGTGCCTTTGCTGCATCATACTTTTTCTTCCGTTCTAGGAAGTCGGCTAGTTGCCTCAGTCGCAGAGCACAAAGTTTATCTGCAGCATGTCTCTTAACAGAGATTTCATTGAACTTCTTACTTTCTTCGGTCCACTTTCTGTAAAGTACTGTATGGACACGTTCTAACTCCTTGTCTTTAAAACCCGAAGCTTGCCATGCTTTGTATGCATCTCCCGATTGGAGCGCAAGTGGTGAAACTATTTCAGTTGAATACCTCTTTTCTTCAACTACAAGTCGATTGTACTCTGCATCCGCATTCTTAAGAGCCTTATGAAATCGTGAAGTCATTTTTACCGGTGCTTATCCGGTTTGTTGGATAGTTGAAATCCATTTTACGTCATCGTAAAGACTCCTCTTTACGCCTTCTGGGTCTTGATGAAGTGCACCTTCAGGAAGCTCTGGAGGTTGAGGTAGGTGACCTCATCCTTGTCGCCGACACGGAGGAGCTTGGCGAGCGCGGCGTTGGGGAGGATGCGGCGCTTGAACGAGGGGTCAAAGCACGAGTGCGTCTTGACGTACTCGCTGATGAACTTCGTCACCTGGGTCTGCGAGCGGGTCTCACCAGCCTTGAGGCCCATGAAGGCGCAGAGCTCATCAGTGAGCGGGCGCTGGACGAGGAAGGCGTTGTTGGCGCGACGGGCCTCCCAGACCGCCTTCTCCTCGGGGGTCATTGTGGCCGGGTCCTTGCGCTTCTTCTTCTTGGAGTCGCGGGCCTCACGCTTGGCCGTCTTCGCCGCCTCCTGAACAGCCTTCACGGCGTCACGGACACGGACTGAGAGCTCCGAGCTGAGCGTCTTGAGCGTCTCAGCGAGGGCGGCAAGCTGGACCTCCGAAGAGACAGCGGGAGTAGAAGATGGCTCAACAGCCGGGGATGCAACTGTTGGAACAGTCACCTCGGCCTTCGCGGGCGTGGCAACCTTGGCGGTCTTGGCCTTGGGCTCGGCCTTCACCTTGGGCTCAGCGGCCTTGGTGGCAGCCGCCTTGGGGGCGGGGGTAGCAGCAACAACGGGGGCGGGGGCGGCAACGGTCTTGGGGGCGGAATCCTTCTTGGCGGCAGGCATCTTGTTTGACTTAGAAACAGAAGAAGAGGACGACATCTTTAACGCAGTGGTATACTCTTACCATCGGCGGTCATGTAAGCCCTTTTCTTTTCTACAAAAGGGGGAGGGGGTCTCTTAGAGAAAATCAACATTCGTTCCTTGGCGCCAAGGTAGTATGCTTGGTAAGCCACGACAGGATCCGGATTCTTAAATTCATCTGGCATGGCCATTCGAAATGGAGTCTGAGCAATCATCGGCAAGGGTGGGAAGTTGTCCGAGAGCCAGAGGATATGCTCCTCAGTCTTGTGCTTCTTGCCATATCGGTACGTATATTCGCGGCAGAGACAGAGTCCAAGATCTGAGAGCCAACGATAGTTCTCAACGGATTCACGAACCCAAATTGCACAAGGGTGATTTGGGTGAGTTTTCTTATAGGCGGTTGGAGGCAACCCATCTGGATCTAACATCCAGTGAGCACAATAGAGGAGCTGAGCGGTTTCAAGAATCATCTTGACGACATGTTTGTCGCAATGATACTCGGCAGTGGTGCGAGGGTCTAATGAGAGAGCAAAGATATTCATGGTGTATTCAGGTAAGCTTTACGATATCAAATCTGTTTTCAACAGCGATAGATGGCCGACATAACGGAAAAAATGGTTATATACGGCTCCTTTTGATAGGTTATAAATCGCATTAATACCCTTAGGGAGTTGACGACATAAGATAAAGAGTTTGCCCGAAGAAGTGGGGGAGACAGCATATAATCACACCATACGTGAAGAGGACCATGAGGTTTCCCCAAATCCTCCCGTATGAATTTCCACATTGCAATATGAGAGGGCTTGGACAATTGTATTAGTTGACCAGGTGAAACATCGACAAAGCCATTATCAACAAACATCTGGCATAAAAAGTTCCATCGAACTCGGATCCGTTCCTCTACATGTTCTGGATCAAGTGGGGTCGTTATAAAATGACGATTTCGATATGACCACATTTCCTTGAGACGTTTGCGCGTATCGATTGTCAAGGGAACCTTCGTGTACGGGTTGGATGGCTCAAGTGATTTCAGAGACCAGATCCAAATTGTCTTGAAGTCAAACCACCAAGTCTTACCGTTTTCGGTAAATGCAAAATATTCGAATGGATGTTGTCGGCTACTTTCCTCGCATGTCATGAGGTCGTCATCATTTGCAAGCCCTTTTCGCCTCAAGACACCGGGTCCAGCTAACCTGCACCGATGCAAAATAAGCCATCTACGTGCAATGGATTGGCATTTGACGATACGAGCATCATTTTCAAGGACATTCTTCCAAATTTGGACTGTCTTTGCTCTCATATGTGTCCCACATAAGCTATGTCCCTTGAGTGCACTCGCAGCACACTGGTTAGCAGATCCCTTCTTCTTGACCGCTGCACAACGGCCCATTATGTGTTTCTCGGATAGTTCTTGAAAGCGTCAACCGAGTCAGGAAACGTTAAGACAAAATGGATTTACATCTAGGCTACGTCATAGGATCACACAACAAGATCAAAATGTCCGTTAACGCAATCATCAACGCTTCCAACCTCGACATCAACAAGGTGACTTTCGGTGATATCCGTATCAGCAAGAACAATGGGTCCAAGAGCGTCCCAATCAAGTACAATGGTCAGAACTTTCAGATGCGTATCCCCAAGCTTCAGTATCCTATGGGGGTTTCAGTGAAGGAGACAGAGAACGGCACTAACTACACGATGCTCGCTAGCCTGCGCGGGTGCGACTCCTATGCGAAGGAGCGTGCACCGGCCGAAGCAGGTGAGGTCGGTCAGATGTACAACTTCCTCAAGGATCTTGAGGAGAAGGTGATCAAGACGGCTGTGGCGCAGTCCAAGTCGTGGTTTGGTCGCGAGCGCAAGGAGGACGTCCTTCGCGACAGCATGAAGTCGCTGGTCAGCCCTAGCGTGGAGAAGCAGGGTGCTGAGTGGGTTCCAAATGGCAAGTATCCACCGAGCTTCCGCATGAAGGTCCCGGTGTACCCCAACGACAAGGGTGTTCCAACGGTGAACATGGATGCAGTGGACATGGCGAACCGCCCGATTCCGCTGACTCCTGAGAACCTGGAGTCGGTCTTCCCGAAGCGCATGGAGGCTCGGTTCATCGTCAACCCGAGTATCTACGTGTCCGGCCAGGGGTTCGGAGTGACGTGGCGAATCTCGTATGCACAGGTGTCTGCTCAGGCACGAGTGTCGGCAGCACAGCTGTTTGAGCCGGAGGAGACTGAAGATGCGCCTCAGACTGCACAGGTTCCTCAGGAGACTGAGGAGCAGGAGGAACAGCAGGAGGAGGAGACAACTGAGACTCCTCCAGCACCGGCTCCCGCTCCGGTTGCAGCGCCTCCTGCACCTGCAAAGGTGGCACGCCGTCGGCCAGTGGGTGCGGTGATCTAGGTGCAAGTCCAACCAACTCCCAAACACGTGATCCACTAGGTGGAACACAGACGAACAGATCATCGTCTATAAAAACAATTTTTTCCTTAGAAGGGAAGGTCAGCTTTGTGGTCATATTCTCACAAGCTAATCGTTTAAGACAACGGGTACCACACTCTGAGCATTCATGAATCGTTGGAGGATTCAACACCATCTCGAGGGTGACAATACGAGAGGCTCCATATAGACACGCTTCTAAGATCTGATGAGGTGTCATCCACTCATCTGTATGAAAACGTTCGACAGCGGTTTGCGATACAACTGACCACAAGCTGTCTTCTTGCGTCCATCCATCCTCTTGAAGGAAGGTAGCAAACGGGTTCTCATAGAACCACAAAATCCGAAAATCGGCGTGATTGGTCAGAGAATGCTCAATGAGACCAACACGCGTGAGTTCTTCAGAATATAACCAATAAACATTTACATGAGAGTACTGTGTATCGCGGGAACCCCGATAGACATCACGATCATCCATATTCCAGAGATCGGACACGACATCGACGTCATGTTCACAAATGTCTCTGGATACATTTTCATAAATAACAGTTGGGTCAAGGATTGACTGCATTAATTAAACGATACGACAACATTGACGTCATGATGACGCACAGCCTTCGTTGCCGAACGGCTCAGCTCGTGCCTCTTCCTACGAGTGCCGTCCTCAGCTGTCTTTGGCTGAATTGTTGTTGAGCATGCCTCCATGTCTGCGTGGATTGCATCATAATTGTCCTCCAGGTACTTGAGAACCTCGTCCTGGATTGCCCACTCAAAGAAGTTGAGCTGTCCAACGGTCGTATCCAGTCCCATGAACTGTATTCGCTTCCAACGGCAGAAGGGGTCGAACATCTTCTTGCTATACGCCTTCAGATGAGACTTGTAGGCAAGATATACAACAACATGGCGGTTGCCCGTGGCAAGATATGATACATTGTGCTTCTTTGCATAGTTAGTGACTAGCCAGTCCAAAAGACGTAAGCTGATACGGGAGTCCCCTGAGAGGATGGTTTGAACCTTTGTAAAGTTTTCGGGAATTGAATAGAATCCTTGAAGACGGTGAAGAACCCAATGATCGCGATTCTGGATGACCTCCATTTTTGTATTCTTACTGCGGTATTCTCGCTTAAAGTGGGTCGGTAGAGTAAAGACAAATGGCTGAGATCAATGCTCCCACGACAATCATCGATCCGAATGTAGAGTTTGTTGAACGACCTCCTCCCGACGAAGGTCTCGGTGTCATGACTGCAGTGTGTACCGGACAGGTCATTAGCCGTCTTCGTGAGTCAGGTGGAGTTATGGAGGCAACGACTCCTGGTCTTTTTATGATGCCTGAGGGCGACAAGGAATATAACACATTCCTAGAGATGCTTCGTGACCAGCCTCAACTTCCTGATCCTGTATTCAAGGAGGGAGAGGTTTCATGGACTGTTGAGGATGCTGGCTTTCCACTTGATCAGATGGATTCATATGATATCGCATTTAAGAAGATGTATGAGGACATGTTCAGTCGTGCAAATGAACTTGGAACCATGGGTCCTGGAGAGTTTGAGATGCGTTTGAGTCGGCTCCAAAACGAACTTTCGGAGAGCAAGGTAGAGAACATCAATGGAGGATGCGTTGTCCTCATACCTACTGGAGGATCGACCATATACACAACTGAACGTCCGTCTTCGTCGGTTCATAATCTTTTGCAAGTCATTAGCCCCGGGTCTATCGTACCGCCTCCTGAGGAGGGAGGTTATGCAGGCGATGCAGAAGTTGATGATGGGAAATGTGGGTCGCCTGTGGATGCGTGATCGTGCGTTCGAGCGGACCGTTCGCCTCTATGGCAAGAATGACCAGCGCACAGATGCATGGCTAAACACTCGTGGCAAGATGATCACTGCGTCGGAAGTTTCTAAGGTATGGCAGACTCCTGCATCTCGCCTTGAACTTCTAGAGAAGAAGCTGGATCCACCTACGAGGTCAGATGGGTCGAATCCAATACCCGCATTGATCTGGGGAACACGATTTGAACCAATTGCAAAGAAGATCTACGAAGATACAACACACTGTGAGATCATTGATGTTGGTTGTTGTCAGCATCCCGTTCATGCTTTTCTAGGAGCATCTCCAGACGGTCTGATTATCCCCAAGTATGCAGATGCTGACCCATATCGCTACGGGCGCTTGGTTGAATTTAAGTGTCCGATGAGCCGTGCTCGCAAGGACGAGATCCCAAGTTATTACGTGCACCAAATGCAAATGCAAATGGAGTGCACGGGAATTGATGAATGCGAGTATGTTGAGTTCCGGTTCAAGCAGGTGAATTTTACTCAGTGGGATGTAGCCACAGAGACCAAGGGCGTCTTTGCGGTAGATGAGAATGGAAAGGTTGATTATAAGCCAGATAAAGTCGATCTTCATGAATGGCAGTGTTCTCTCACAGAGGACCACCAATACATCTATTGGGTCTTAACCGATATCAAGAAGGACTTTGTTCCTAAAGATCCAAATTGGCTTTCGGATCACCTTTCAGAATTGCGCGAATTTTGGAATGACGTTGAACGACATCGCGCGGCCGGGACACGACCGGAACCACTACCGCCGAAGGTTCCGACTCTCGACCTCTAAACCAATCACACACTCTCGTATACCAAGATCGATGTTTTGATGCAAACTTCTTATTCCATTCATCAATTGTGAACTGGCTTCCCATGCTCAGATTGCAACGGGAACAAATGGGTATCAAATTTTGCACGTCTGTTTTTCCACCTTTGGATTCTGGAATATTGTGCCCACATTGAAAATCAAAGACATTCATGGTATTCGTACACCACGAGACCTTGCATTTGTATTGAAACTTAGGGCCTATATGAACAAGCCATACCTGTTCGCGAAGGGCTCTTGGGATTTTTACTTTCATTAGTTCTTCTCACTACGGTTGCCTAAATCTTAGAACTCCACTGGTTGACCTGCCACGGCGTTGTCATACCTGGCGCAGTTCCCACATCATTGTTCTGAACAAAGTGATTGGTCCTTTGCGAATATGAGGAATCTTCAAGAGCCATTGCGCGCTTCTGCTGACTCATGTCAATCATCTTACTATCGGAGGGTCCGCCATAAAACTTTTCCATTCCTGGGAGGAGCTTCATTGCAAATGCAAGGGCCACAATAGCAATTAAAAACCAGAGCCACTGCTTCATTGTTCATCTGCCCGAAAAAAACGAATGACATAACCAGTAAGGAAGAGAAGACACAATGGAGGAAACTGCACTCTCTACTCTTCGTATTATGCTTGGGCGTCGCAAGCTTGACACGGCTACTGAGCGAGTTACAACTGACGCCAAGAAGATGGAGAAGGTGACACTGTACACAATCGGAACAATCCTTGTCTGCTTTAGTCAGAAGGATAAGGTCCTTGCAGGCGATATTACAAACATCCTTGCCTTTGCAGAGGAGAATGGACATACAACGGGCGTCATCATTGTAGCTATGTCACCGCCATCAGAGAATGTTCTTCGACTTGCAAAGTCCCATGCAAAGAAGCGACTAATCTTCTTCCACATTTGGCAACTTCAGTTCGATATTACGACTCACCGGATGGCCATGCCTCATCGTATTCTGTCAGAAGAGGAGAAGACGAAGGTGTTTGAGTTGTACAAGATTTCATCACCAGAGCCCCTACCAGCGATCGATTCACAAGATACGATGGTAAAGTGGATCGGAGCAGTTCCAGGTGATATCATCGAGGTGACTCGCCATTCAGACACTGCGGGGCGAAGTTTGTATTATCGGCACTGTGTTGAAGATGTAAATGCTGCCGAGTAGTAATGGATGTCCTTGAACGGAACTATGTACTAAAGCGCAAAGAATATGATGCGTTGATTGCATCAAACAATCCAAATATAGATCAAATCAAAAAGCTGAACAAGGAGTTGTCGGTGCTCCTTGACTCAATGCTAGTCGAACTTGCAAAGGTCAAGGAAGACGCTGGACATATCGAACGGCATCGCGATGATCTTGTTAAGAAGCTTGTGAGTGTGCAAAAAGACTATAACAACCTACTCGATGAGCGCGATCAGGTTGCTACTCTTAGGGCGTTACGTGGACACCAAGAAGTTAAGTTTAACGGTGTATTTTTCTGGTATGCAGTAGCGCTTGCAATTGTATCCATCATCTTCTTTTTTGTTCTTATGTGGAAAGGGGGTTACAAAGCTCCTACAATTCCAACAATGATGAGCAGTCCGACAACAATGGCTCCCTTTACGTACAGGTAACTCTCATTGATCGGCTGAACCTGAGGCGCTGCATTGATCCGCTTTGAAACTTCAAACTCATTTTGAAGCGCAGGGCCTATTTTCTGAATATTCTTAGATTTCTCTTGAAGTTTATCAATCCTCGGATTTACATCTGAATATCTATCCAAGAAAGTTTGAATGTATGCACCGTCATTAGCAAGTCGTTGCTGAGAAGATTCAAGTTTCTTGTTGATCGCCGATAAGGCCGTTTCATACGCAGTCTTATGTGCTACGTTGCCTGAGACCCTATATGCAGAGTAGTTATCCTTGTAAATTTGCAATAGGTTTGAGAACTCGTCCATTATCTTCTTGTTCCTAAAACAAAATGCCTACTTCTCCCTATGGTCAGGTAAACCCCCCTGTGCGCCGTGCAATGGTTGGCGATGCATCCGAACACACTCGTTTTATCCGCATGGCATCTACACTCGCCCCTTATCGCACTCAGAACCAGGCTGCAAGTCCTACCCTTCTTGGGTGGAGGGATATGCAGGCTTCGCGTGATGCGAGGGTTATTATGCCAATCCTCGGGGCATTCAAGTCTTATATTCCCAACCGTTAAACAATGGGAGCAGGTCCGTCGTCGTGTCCAGCAGATTTTGACCAAGGTTCTATGACATGTAGGATGAAGTGTCCAGCAGGGTTTAAATATGCACAAGAACAGGGTCCGCCTCTTGTCGACAAATGCGTTCTTTTTACTGACAATTCAAAAAGTTTTCGACTGAATCAACTTCCGATGCCCGGTCCAGACAGGAGGGAACAACCAATATATGCTGAAGAGCGTAAGCGTATTGCCGAAGCACTGAAGAACATTTCATCAACGGCCCCTTTTCAGGAAAACGCGGCAATGACAACCCGAGAGTACGAACGAATCAAATCTGAATATGCAGGATTCAGTGCAGTCTCGGATGCGGGGAAGAAAATCAAACAAGCATCGGACCGAATGAGAGTTCCTCGTCCTCCTGTTCAACCCAATCCGATCAAACAAGAGCGTGAGAAGATACTGAAACAACCCAGTATGGCTGTAATCCAAACAGCCCTGTTCACGATCCTTCTTGCGTTGGTTGCATTTCTTCTTGTTCCAGGACAGTATGCTTCGGGAGTTGTCTTTCTAATTCTCTGTGTAGGAACGTCAACTGGAATCTATCTAAGCACTAGATAATGGGAAACTGTCCTTCTGAGTTTGTGGTATCCCCAGTCGGGTTTGGAGGATGTGTCATCCCATGCCCAGCTCAGAAAAACTATGAGCTCCGAATCGGAGATAAGGGTGTTCTATCCTGTGTCTATTCGGGTGATACAAGTATTAGCGTTCCTGTTCTTCCCGTCCCAGCTATTCAGAAACCGGGTCCGCCGTTTAGTTATAAAGAACTGCCGAACGCAAGCGTATACCAAAGAGAGATTGATAGGTTTAATGCTGCATTTGCAGTGGCCGATGCAAATGTAGACAAAACAGTGAAAATCAAGACGGCATACGATAAGCTTCTACAGGCCGAGAATGCGCGCGATCAATCACCTGACGCATATCAGCAGGCGCGTGTTAGTTATTACACATTGATCAAGGGAGACAAGTGGGTTGAAGAAGAAAAGCAACGCATTGCGAGTGTTGAAGCTCAGCCTGTGGTGAATACCCTCCTTGCAAAGCGCAATGACCTGGATAGTCAAATTGGACAGCAACAATCGACTATTGATATTGTGAACGGGGTTAAGGATAAGGTGTTATCTGTTGAAGATGATCTCCAATATTCAGTCTCTGCATTTGAGAAGCAAATTGAAAATGTCCGAAACCAGATACGCATGGATAAGAAAAAGCAAATCGTAACAGCACAACAGGCTGGATCGTGGGTAAATTCACTTCTAAATTGGCTGATCACACTTACAACACTTATTGCAATTGTCTTTATTGTTCGATACATCATGCGCAGGCGATCTGCGTTTAGCGCACCTGGTTCTCCCCCGTTACAAAGGTAATGGAGGTTTCCGATCCGCGTACTGTCGCTGATTTTCAAAAAACAACTTTCTGTGGTCATCCAAGGTCACACGTCGTGAAGGTTCTCCTTCAGAACGTGCAACTCGGTCATGCAGATTACGCATGCTACTGGGCACTTGAGCTCTTGTGTTCAGGACTCGTCCATAGTTTGTGGGCTACGCTTTTTGACGCAGCCGCACTTCATATAAACCGAGCAAATCCCAATGTTTTCATCTATCTTGCATCGGCCTACGAACGGTACGCCCCGATTGAACAGGTATTTACTGTTCACACAATGACATCTATTCGCAATAACCTAGATGTTCGGCAGATTATTTGTGAGGTGGCAGCCACTCTCGCTACCTGTCGTAAAAATAAATTGCCATCACTTCCAACAATCAAGCCTCTGCATGATTTTGACCCTCAGACCATTCAGGAACATCTCAAGGCTCCCTCTAGGCTTTTTGGTCAAATCACGATCCGTCCTGCCGACCCCTTACCAGTTGCAGTCCCGATCAATGAATTCGCGTACTCTCTACGATCGGATGTCCGCGATGTCACACGGGCTTTGTATTGGATGTCCTGGGTATTTGCATACTGCCGAGAGCATAAGAAGCAAAGCAAGCTGGCACTCATTTTTGCAAACCGATTTGACGAATTCGTTTCAGAGGTACATGGATCTCATCCCGTATGGATCTTTTGGGACGCGGTCAGGAAACAGACGCAGGCACACGCGCGACCTGTTATCGATGTCCTTTACAAGATGTACTGTTTGCGGTGGAGTCCTGTGGAAGCCAAGCCAAAGCAACATCTACTGATTGCCGCAATCGTGATCGTCTGCGAAGGCACTACATTTGATGCTACACCTGTATCTGGAAACACACTTGCTGTTTCAAATGTTCTTCAGGGAATGCCTGGATGGATTGATGCGATTGTTAGAATGCAGAAGAGCTTCGCTTAATAGAAAAAACCAGAGCCGTATTTCATTAACATGTATCGTTGATGTTTGTCCTCTGTTTTTATGATCTCAAGTGATAAGTTCATGATATGAAACCATTTATTTTGATGTAGATTATGAAATCTAAACACTCTATTCTCCATGTCTAAAATGGATCCAATCTTCTGTAAATAGAGAATAACATCGTTACAATGGCAAACTTTAATCCCGAAATCTCTGCTTCCAAGGTCGCTGCGCTCATCGGACTCAATCCCTATCAACAGCCAAATGAGGTGATGTATGATCTCCTCTCAAAGCATCTTCCAACCAAGATTCGCATTGCAAAGATTGAGTCTGACGAGAATCGCAAGGCACTCTCCAAGGTGAAGAATGATATTCTCTATACACAGGCGGTCAAGAACCTTATTGCAAATGGGATCCAGGCTTGTGTAGGTAAGACAGATATTACAGACGTCCTTGGAGACGTGGAAAAGAAGGCGAACATGATCATTGATCTTCGGCACTCTGAGTTGCCGATTGAGGTTCGTGATCTTGTTGCAAAGGAGGTCCGGGGCGCAGTTCAGAAGAAGCGAGGGCTCAACAATGAGAACAGCATTCTGAACACTTACGAGGATGAGAACAAGGTTGAGGTCAAGGACAGGAATACAGTGACATTTAAGAAGATGTATGACGGATGGCGACTGATTGGTCGTACAGATGGATATGTAGCAGAGCATGAGCGAATTGTGGATTCCAAGGCACGCACTCGCTGGTGGCCCCAGGTACCACTATACGACGAGATCCAGATGCGTGTCTACATGGAGTTGTCTGGGGCAAAGGAGGCTGAGCT